AGAAGGGTTCTGACTCGCAGAGTAAGTTCATGGCCCTGTCGCGTGACAGCAAGAAAACTGGCGATGGAAAGAATCCGTCAGTCTCTATTGTTGACGAGGCAGCACAGATAACCGAACGGAACGCGATTGAGGTTATCAACTCCGGCATGGTGGCGCGGAACAACCCGCTGAGAATCTACATCACCACGGCATCGTTCACCCGCGAAACTATCTTCTTTGAGAACTACCAGTATTTGAAGTCCATCCTTCATGGCGTAGCTGAGGACAATCCTCGGTGGTTTGGGCTTCTGTATGGTCTCGATGAGGGCGATAACTGGCGCGACCCTTCTGTGTGGGCCAAAGTCAATCCAATGCACGGCATCTCTGTTAATCATGAGGCCATTGAGCAACGGGTTAAGGAGGCGCAATCGAAGCCATCAGCAATCAACGAGTTGCTGTGCAAGACATTCAATGTCTGGGTGTCAGCGAACTCGGCATGGATTGATGTCACCAATTGGGATGACGCGCCTATGGGTTCCGAGGAAGCGCCAGAATCAACATTTATTGCCTTTGACCTAGCGGCAACACGCGACCTTAACGCCGTCTGTACGCTCCATAGGTTCTCAGAGGGCCGGTTCTATGCTCAGTTCAAGTTCTTCTTGCCGGAGGACAGTCTCTCATTCATACCAAATCACTATCAGCCTATTTTTCTGAGGGCGGTTCAACAAGGGACGCTTATTCTGACGGAGGGGAATGTCTCTGACTACTTCACCATAGAGGACTATATTAAGTCTGAGGCCGTGAAGTGGAACGCGAAGGAAATTGGTTATGACGCATGGAACGCAGCCTCTTTGGTCAGCAAGCTCTACGAGGAAGGCTTGCCCGTGAAGAAAATTGGTCAGGGTATGTCGGTTTTAAGTGGGCCGTCGAAGCAGGTTGAGAAAATGATCCTATCGAAGTCCATTGCACACGACCATGACCCTTTTGTGTCGTGGCAGTTAGGAAACTGTGAGATATTTGAGGATGTGAATGGGAACAAGAAGGTCAGGAAGAATGGCGCTGACACCAACGCCAAGATTGATGGCATTATTGCGATGATTATGGCTTTCCATTGCGCTTTGGATAATCCTATGGTATCTAACTCGTATGGCTTCCGTACCTTTTGAGGGGTAAAACATGGGATTTATGGACATTTTCAAGCGCGACACACACAAAGAATCGAACGCCGTATTCGGCCAACAGGCTCTCGGCAACCAAGTTCTCATTCAAAATGGTGGCCGTACAGCATCGCAATCGCAGATCACTTATGTAACCACCGGATCGTCCACGGCTGCTGGGCGACCCGTCGATGTTACGATGTTGACCCGTAATTCGACGGTTATGGCGTGTGTGGCACTCAAGTCCCGCGCATTATCACAGCTTCCGATTAGGATCATGGCGACAGCTGAAGATGGCTCGTATGTTGATGCAACATCGTCCATTGGTATCGGAAAGCGGGATCAGGCCAAGGCTCGGCAAGTCCAAAATTTGCTGTCGAATCCCAACCATTTTCAGTCTCAATTCGAGTTCTGGACGCAGTTTTTGATGTGGTATGACCTCTCTGGCGAGGCTTTTACTCTGTGGTGGAGAAAAGATCAGGAAAGCCCCACAGAGACTCCGCTTGAGATGTACATCCTTGACTCGTCGCTCATCTCGGTAACGATCTCACCGGCTCGGTATCCATCGTACCGTCTATCTACGCCGACCTTTGGCTTTGGCAGGAATGAGGACATCGCATCGCACCAGATCATGCACCTCAAAGAGCTTGCGTGGCAGGGCGCGAGCGGCTTCAACAAGGCGATTCTAGCCGCTGAACTTGTTGCACTAGATCAAGATATTGACCTGTACGCAAACTATGTGATGCAGAACGGCGCGAAGCCTTCTGGTATGTTTGTCACAGAGCAGGTGATTCCTGATGCGAAGTACAAAGAGATCGCCTCTAGGCTGAAGGAAGCGTGGGCTTCGCTTATTGGCTCGAAGCAGAGCGACCCGTCTAAGCCGGGTCAGTCCATGTTGCTCGACCAAGGTATGAAGTACGAGAAGATTGATATGCTCAACCTTCAAGATGCTGATGCCGCTGAATTGAAGATGCAGACAATGAGGCGTATTTGCGGTTTGTTTGGGGTGGCTCCTGCAATGATCGGAATTGCAGACTCCAAGTACAATAATACGCAAACTATGTTGGACGAGTTTTACAAGTCCACCATGTATCCAATGATTGTCAATCTCCAGCAGAAGCTGAAATCGCAACTCCTAGTTGGGTATCCAAATCTAAATATCGAGTTCGATACCAATGACTTTCTGAAGGGCGCTCCGTTGGATCAGATGAACTTCGCTGTCGCTGGCGTTAATGCTGGTATTATGACCGCGAACGAGGCGCGTCAGCATCTCGGCATGGGCAATATCGAGGGTGGAGACAGCCTTTCAGACCCCAAGCAAGCTGGCCCAATCCCCGGTAGCAGCCCTCAAGATACTGGTGGCGGCGGCGGTAATCAGACTCGGAAGATGAATATCGGGACGACTTGATGTTGTTGAACACAAAATACTTGACATCACTTGCACTACAGATTAAAAAGGGCGCACCTGCTATGATGCAGGACGACAGAACCCCTTGTACAATACAAGATAACGATCAAGCTATTGAAAAAGGGGTTATTGATGAAAAGCCTGAAACTGGTCTGCGAAGCGAAGCTCCTGTTAAACGAGGCAGAGGGCGACCAAGGAAAATCCGGTCTGATTGAGGCGTGCGTCACGACTTGGGGTGCGCGGGAAGGCGCAGATGGCCGCAAGTTCTTCTATACACCCGAGGGATTTAAGGCGTGGGCTGACGAATTCTCCGGCTCAAGCCGACCGCTCCCGATGTTTGTTAATCACAACGCAGACTCAATTCCGGTTGGCGAGTGGACTCAATTCGATTTTTCTGAATCTGGCATGACGGCTAAGGGCCGCATCTACACCGAGACAACGCAGGGTGCTGACCTCTATCATGTAATGAAGGTTTCCCCTGAGATGTTTGGTGGGGTCTCTGTTGGCGCGTATGCAGACGAATACACATGGGTCGAAGGCGAATCGCTCACATCAGGAAGCGACAATGCTGATGGATTCTTCCAGATCACCAATGGCGGCTTGCGCGAAGTCTCCGTGGTGATGTATCCAAACAACCCAAATGCCGAGGTTTCCAAGCTGGAATTCTTCCGTGAGGATGGTTCTGCTGATCTCAAAATTCTGGAATCGGCCTTGCGTGACGCAGGGCTTTCCAAGTCGGAAGCGGTTGCCGCCGCATCCGTATTCAAGAGGGTGATTGAACAGCGTGATGCCGTTCAGGAGCCTGTTGAAACCGCGCCAACTCAGAGCGATTCTGATGTGGAGGCAACCAACACGCTACTTGCCGCGCTTGAAAAACGCGAACTGATGCGTGAACTTTCTAAACGAATCTAGGAGTAATACCATGAACGAAATCATCGAAAAACTGGACGCTATCGAAGCGGCCCAAGCAACCAAAATTGCATCCGTAGAGGCTCACGCTTCCGAAGCCGTGGCCATCGCCAAGGCCGAAGTTGAGGAAAAGATCGCCGCTCTGGAAGCGAAAATTTCCACCATCCAAGCCCCTGCTGTCCATGCTGAAAAAGCCAAGACCGTCCGCGCTGATGTGAATCGCCATGTTGTCGAGCAACTGAAAGAGTTTGCCAGCGGTAAAGCCTCTTTTGAAAAGCAACTGGTTATCTTCCAAGACGAAAGCCAAGTTGACGCATACATGAAGGAAGCATCTGCCCTGACCGGCGGCGGTGATGGTAAGGGTGGCCGTACTGGTTACGATCCCCTGTTTACCGCTATGCGCCTTGGCAACCCGATGCGCGGCCTGTCCCGCACCGTAGCAACTGATGGTTCGTCCTACCAAATGCGCGTCAAGACCGGCAACGCTGGCGCGACTTGGGGTTATGACATTGCCAACAACGGCGCGGCAACGACCGAGAACACTTCCATTTGGCAGATCGTGCTGAAGGATGTGAATGTTCAGTTCCCGGTTCGCACCTCCGCTTTGGATGATGTGGACGGTCTGGAAGCCAATATTGTTGACGATATGCTGATGGAGTTCGCTCAAGTTGAGGCTCAGTCTATGGTTCAGAATAGCGACCAAACTGACACCCCTAACACCTACGGCGGCACTAACGGTTTGCGCGGTCTGGATCAGTATGCTGGTGCAAACTCTACCTATGCTGGCGGTACTACCTCTGCTGCTGCTTTCGGCACTTCCGGTACGGGTTCCAACACCGGCTTGCACTCGCTGGCAACCTACGATCAGTTGACCTCCAACGCGAATACCGTTGGCGCAAACGCCATCAGCTACACCGATGTCATCAACATGATCTATGCTCTGCCGCAACAGTATTGGACTGACTCGGCAAAGATCATGGTCAGCCCGGTTCTCCTGCAAGCAATTCGTAGCCTGAAGGACAACAACGGCGCACCGATCTTCAACCGCACCGAAGGTCTGTCTGTGAATGGCATCGTTGGTCAACTGCTGGGCTTTGATGTTGTTGTCAATAAGTACCTTGACAACCCGTCTCAGGCCGCTACCGGCGCGGCTGGAACGACCTCCATGTATCCGATGTACTTCGCGGACTGGTCAAAGTTCCATACCATCATCGACCGTCTGAACATGACGATGCGCCGTTACGATCAGACCGCACCGGGCTACATCACCTTCTTTGGTGAAAAGCGTCTGGCAACTTCTGTTCGTGACCCGAACGCTGGCATCCGCTTCCGTTCTACTGGCACGGCGACCTAACGAAGCGGGGGCGAAAGCCCCCGTTTTATCTCCGTTTTCTCAAAGGACTTACCATGCCGATCACCGAAAAAATCCTAGCAGGAATCAAGCAAGCCATCACCGAAGGCACGAAGGTGACTATCGACCTCACCGAAGCAAGTTCGTTGACTGGCTCCGGCACGGGTAAAGGTGGCCGCACTCATTTTGATGATGCTTTTGATGCACTCCGATATGCAAACCCCTTCCGTGTATGGGCGCGTATCACTCAAATTTCTGGTTCAGATGCCCTGTTCGTCGCAAAGACTGGCAATGCAACTGATCCCACCAACCCGTGGGGCTATAACTTCGCGGTTAATACAGGTGTTCCGGCTACGGACATCTCAATCTGGCAACTCCCTGTTAGGTCTGTTGCTGCCCGTCTCCCGATCCGATCCGCCGTGCTTGAGGATGTTAATGGCCTTGACCCAGCGATTGTTGATGACATCGCGCTTGAGTTCTCCGCTGTTGAGGCTTCCTCCATGGCAGCAAACAACGATCAAGCGGCCTCCACAACGACCGTTACGGGCGCGACAAGCGGCCTCCGAGGTCTGGATATGTACGCATCCGGCGCTGCGGCTTATGGGACTTCTGGCACGGCCATCACCAATGGTATCCATTCCATCGTGACCGTGACCAAGAGCGCATCGCTGGCCTATAATGACATCGTGGATGTTGCAAACGCACTTCCTACGCAATACTGGAACCTTCCCGGCACGGCTTGGCACATCAAGCCCTCCATGATGGACAGTCTCCGCAGTCTAAAAGACTCGCAGGGTTTGCCGCTGTTCCTTGAAGTTGGCGAATCTGATGGCGGTGCTGTGTCGCGTATGTTCGGTTTCCCGGTTGTTCCCAACCCGTACCTGACTGACGCTTTCCCGATCTATCTGGCAAACTGGCCGCGCTTTATGACCATCGGTGACGCTGAGGAAATCTCTGTTCAGATGATGGAGCAGACGGCCCCCGGCTTCGTCACCCTGTTTGCTGAGAAGCGCGTGGTTTCTACCGTGCGTGACCCGTTTGCTGGCGTTCGTATGGCGGTCTAACATGGCAACCGAGATTCAATCCTTTGCTGGCGGCACACGCAACCCGTTCAACTACGAGAAGTTTGAGCAGATTGCGCGTGACTCCTCGACCGCTTGGTTGACGCTTGACGAGATCACCAACCAGTTGAATCTTTATGGCGATGAATCGCAGGACTCATATCTTGCATCGCTGGAACTTGCCGCTCGTATGCACATTGAGGACTACCTCGGGATGAGCATCTTCCCGACGACATACCGTGTCTATTACGCCGCCTATGACTCAACATCATCGCCTAGCTCGCTTGATCTGCCCGTATATGGTCAGGGTGGCGTGACGATCAGTTCGGTCAAGTATTGGAACGGCTCCAATGTTCTAACCACGGTAGCCACCAGCAGTTACTATCTGGACGCAACCGGGGACAAGATCGTCTTGACCTCACCAATGGGTGATGTAAACCCTGACCGCACATCTCCGATTGTTGTTGAATACAAGACCGTGGCAAGCCCTCTGGCACAGTACGCGACGATCAAACAGGCAGGTATGCTGCTAATCGCGCACTTTTACAACAACCGCTCGGAGACCGGCGAGACCCGTTATCTCAAGAAAATACCGTTCGGCATTGAGCCGATGCTTCGTCTCTATAAGCCTTTGGTGATGTAATGGGCATCGTTCGGCGCGAGAACATCACAGTCAACCTATTGTCGTTTGGCATAAACGCCTTTGGCGAGCAATCAACAACGCAAACAGTTAAGTTTGCGACAGGCGCTGTCGTGCAGAATGTGTCGAATACCGTTATGGTCTCTGACAAGTATCGTGTCTATCAGGATATGGTGCAATTCATCCTGTCTTACACCCCTAACACAAAGGCCATTGTTGACAACCAGAAGGGATACTCGATCACCTATCGGGCCAAGGACTGGCGTATCGTTGATGTAAAAGAGAGTAATGACAGAATGAATGTCACGCTCTTGTGTTCGTACAATGAACCCGGAGAGGCTGTGTAATGGGCCAGAATTCAGTTCTTGATTATGCAAAAGCGATACAGTACCAACTATCTTCTGTGTTGAATCCGTCCCCTGTGTACTCTAATTTCAATAGAAATTGGGCAAGCCAACCGAAGTTCGCAACATGGAATCTCCGTAATGTTCATCAGCCGGTATTTGCTGGCACACTACAAAACAACAAAGGAATCGACACGCCTATATTTCAGGTGGTATGTTTTGCACAAACGACAGAGGACGCATTTACAATGGCTCAGGCCGTTATTGATGCTTTGCATGGATACTCCGGTGTATTTGGAGGGGCCAGCGGGTTCGCTGTCGGCAAAATTGATGTAAGCTGGGTGTACAATACATACGACAATGACACGAAAATGGCGCAAGTTAACCTTGATTGTATGATGTATGTTGCGTCTTAACTTCAACTCTTGTTCAGGAGAACAAAATGGCCTTGATTAACAAAGTAATGCCCGGTTATGTCGCAACCCTCTGGATGCAGAGCGCGGCCCTTCCTACGCCCAAAACCACAGCACAGCTCTCCACTTGGACAGCTCAGGTTGCTGACATCGTTGGCGCTTCTGCTGGTGGTTCCGGTACTGCCGGTATTCAAATTCCGGTAGAGACCATTCCTCCGTTCGGTGCGGATGACGCTTCTGCTGCTTATGCTGTGGCCGGTGCGCGGACTGGCGCAAAGATCACCACGCAGAACGCCGTGACTTCGATGACCATCACCGCCGCTTGGAACCCTGCCGACACTTCGCTGTTGCAGATTCGCTCTGACGGTTATGACGGCTCAACGATCCGCACCTATGTTATCGCGGTGTACGATCAGGATAACGCCGATGTTGTGGCTTATGCTTTCAACGCCCGTGTTGGTGGCTTGCAATGGGACATGAGTCCTTCTGCTGAAGGCAAATTCACTTTCACCCTCCATCCGGTCGGTGGCAATGAATTCGGCTGGTCTAACGATCTATAACCAGAAGCGCCCTCGGAAACGGGGGCGCATTACAAAACATGGACATCAACATAAAAGACACGAACGACCTACTTGAATACCTGATCGCGCAAGCGGCATCTGGCAGCAAGCAATGGTTTGGATTCACGCAGCAAAAAATCACCGGCATTGATCTTGTCCACAAGATCGCAGCAAATCACGCCAGCACGATGACAGCCGAAGAAGTTGTTGATTATGTGAACGACATAAACAACCAGATTTACAACAAGATAATCACACGAAAGGTATAAAACATGAGCAAATTAGCCAAGTCATTCAAACTTACTGATGCGATCCGTATCAAGTCATTTGAATATATGGGCCACAAATTCAAAGTTCGCGTCCCGCTCTCCAAAGAGATGGACGAGATCTTCAAGCGTGTAGCAGAAATCCCTGAAGCGACAATCAATGCGCGGCTGGATAAGATGACTTCTGCGTTCAAGGATACTAATGTTGACGGCGTTGAGCTTAAAGACGGTGATGTA